CTTAGTATGTAAAACACTTCGTACATCATTAAAGGTAACCATCAAAGATGGAATCAAAGATTTTCCCGAAATTACTTGCTTGTTCAGCACTTTATCGTTAAGATAAAGTTCTCTTACCATGCGACTTCGTCCTAAAGGATTTTGTCCAAGTCCGCCCTTGTTTTGAGGGAGTTCCAAAACTACTTTTCCGATAGTTCTTAATCGCGCCGGCAAATATTTTAGACCATTGTGCCCCACTACACTTAAATAATTTTTAAAGTTATTGTCCATGTAAGTAGGTACTTTAGTTGTAGGTATTATACCGTGGGAATAATGAATTAGACTACCAGCGAATTCTGTAATAGTGTTTGAAGAAACACATTTATTTGAACTTACTGGTACACCTAAAAACTTTAGACTTTTTAAGTATAAGCTATGAAGATCATCATTTGAAATGATAACATCATCGCCTAACACCCTAAAAGAATCTTCAGGATTTAAGTGCAATAGATTAGATAAGTGCATTAACAATAAATTATGTGTTAATGCAAATAATGCAAATGATCCATACAGCCCTTGAGGTTGCCCTTTTGTATACTGTACATATCTTTTACCTTTTAGATCTAAGGAATCAGATATTCTCCAATCCCCTAAACTTATTTCATCTATTAAATCTGCTTCATTATTCAGACCAACTGCCCGTAAAATAGACAGTTGAGTTGAACGAGGAAAATTGTCCGTCGCACCGCTTAAATCTACAGCATGAACTTTATGTCCTAGTTGTAGTCTGTTTAATGCAAAAGCTTTCCCTTCATCTTGCTTAAATGTGCAATCTGTCGGTAATTGTTTTAAAACATTATTCAGAGCAGTGTGTAATGGCGCTAACGCTATTTGAAGACTGGTGTGAGGCATTGCAATTACGCGTGCTTTATAACCTTTCTCCTGTATTACCTGGATTGAACCGGGCGATACTCTAACATTTAGCTGAGGAACCATTAATAATTCTAACCCTTTCGATTTAAGAAAAGGTACTACACATGGAACAAATAATCCATCTATAAATGATTGGAAATAGTTTGCTTCTTGAAAATGACGCAACTTCCTAGTTACTGGTTTCCCAGTAAATTGAGACACAGGGCTAAACTGCCAAGTGTACCTACTAAGTTGTTTTGAAAGGTTCGTCGGTAGGGCTTTTGCTATTAAATAGCCGAAGTCTTTCCATCTTACCTCATCTTCAGGAGTGAATCCCATTTGACCAATTACATCAATAGATTTTTTATATTGTGCTTTAGTAGTCGATTTTGATATATACCCAGTATATATCATTAAAGTAGACATTATACGTCCAATTTTTTTAGCTTTTCCGTTTAATCCTAATTTAAATAATTTTTTAAAAACTGGATGAGACGGTAGGTTAGAATTTGAAGATTTAAACCAATCCGGTTTGAAGTCATTCTTATTCGCCAATTGCTGTACGAACCATAGCTTGATATCTTTCAATCTTGCCACAGTCCATTCCGGACCGGAACAGGTTTCCCATTTATGCAAAAGCATAAGTAAAGATCTTGTATCCGACTCAGTTAAACCGAGTAAAAGTAAGTGAGAACGTAATTGAGCTGATCTAGCGCTGTTGAATTTTAAATTCATTATATGCTCCTTTTATAGATGTGTATAACCAGTGCT